AAGATCGAATGGGTTCCGTATGTTCAGGAATACGGAGAACACATAGGGGCCCGTCCCCGTCTCGGCGTCCTTCTCGGTATACTCCTCTGCTACAGAGCGGTCTTCCGTGAAATACATTCCTGGACCGTAAAGTGACTGAATATCCAGCTTGTCCTTGTCGAACGCTGGAAACCAGCCCCGAGACGTCCCGTGGTATACCACCAATGGCTTCCCATCGGAGCCCTCGACCTCGCTGCCCGTCCCTGGGATCTGGTAGGTCTCCTGGGGCTCTCCGTCCTTGTTGACGACCTTGGAGGCGTCCGCATTCGGGTTTTCCCAATCGCCGAACCAGGCTTTGAACGCTGGCGCCTTCGTGCCAAGGCGCTTGTACTGCTCGCCGCGGTCGGCGGCGGGCGGCACAGGAGTGCCCGGGTGCTGTTCGTCCCTGCGCCCAATCTTCACCCACCGGCGCACAGACCGTCCGTCTTTGGTGGAGACCTCCTTCAGTTGCAGGCCCGGGCGCCCCTTGATCTTCACACCCTTTTCCAGCTTCTCCGGTTTCACTGGCGGAATATGCAAGGGGGTTAGCTCCAGTTGCGCACAGGTGTTCTCCGACAGGGGCTGCTCAGTGACCACGTAATCATGCGGGAGCCAGAGGCCGGAATGTTCAGCCTGCGATTCGGGCTTCGGCATGATGCGGGGGTTGCAGTCCGGGTCCAGGTCGATGATCGTACCTGTCATGCCCAGCCAGGCCGGGCGATTGAAGCTCCCGTACACGTACCGGCGCTCCTGGTGCGTGCCCTCCTGCATTTCCATGCCCCAGGCGTCATGCCGGACGTCCTGCGCCAGTTCTCGCGCAACTGCCATGCCCTCGTTGCCGACCTTGCGGTACAGGTCCGTGACCTGCCGAATGTACCCGTCCGGCCAGCGCCCGTTGAAGGGCTTCTCGATGTGCGCATTGCTCCAGTCCATGACCACAATGCCACGATCGGGGTCGTACCCGAGTTGCAGGGTGTCGTTGACCTGAATGCCGCGCTCTGCGGCCATGCGCAGGGTCTCTTCGATGTCCTCGATGTCGTCCTGGGTGACCATGGACCAGAAGATGTCTTCGCCGATTGCGCTTGGCGACTGGCAGGCCGTGTGCCCGACGTACAAGACGTCGCCGCCATCGAGCACCTCGATGCCCGAGGGAACGCGAGGCAGGTCTGCAATGGCCCGGATCGCGTCCACTGCGCCGTCGTTGCGGAACTCGTGGACTGCGAACAGGGGCCTGCCATCCGGCCCATCCTCGAGCATTCGCACGCGATGCACGGCGCGCTTCCATGCCTTGCCCTCATGCTCCCAGACGGTGCCGGTGTGTAGGCCCTGCCCGAGTACCGTTGCGTCCGGGAATGGCGGACGCGGGGGCTGGAGCCCATTGTGCTGTGCCAGGGGGAGCTCTTCGCCGCCCCAGTTGACCGTGATGCCCGGGTAGGTCACCTCCGGGACAGGGGCCGGCTGGTTCTTCTCCGGCCGGCTGTCCTCGTGCTCCCGCACCTGCACGACCTTCCCATTGACCTTGCGGGTGTGCGCACGGACATGCGCCTTCTGCAGGGCCTCTGCGAATACCCTATCGAAGGTTGGCATTTCAGGTCCTCCGCACATGCTTGTGCTCAGTAGCTTCTGCGGTCTCGGCATACTTCCGGCGGCGCTTCGTCTTGTGCTCCCGGTCCACGACAACCTCGCCGTCCATTTCGACGGTCCCGGTGAAGGTCTTCGGGATCTGGCTCTCCCAGGGGAGGAACCGGTGGTGCGCCGGCTCCTTGCGGGGCTTCGCGACAGGCTTGAGCCTGCACTTGCACTTCGTTGTGCAGGAGAGCTTGCCACTCTGGGGGACCACGGCCATCCGCGCGAGTTCCTGCGCGAGGTAGGTCCCATTGCCCCAACGTCCCCCGGCCCCCGCACGCTTCGCCTGCTCGGTGTCGATGCCCCAGAAGCGCTTGAGCGCCGCGAAGTTGCCACTGATCCAGGAGCAGTCGATGCAGGGCTTGTGCTTGCCCCAATTAGTGCCGAGGGGAGTGGGTGACGCGATCCAGCGAATGTAGCGGTCACGGCTCAGGTCCGCGTACACGAACCCCAACCAGTAGAGTTCCTCAAGGGCATTCGCGTACAGGTCCGCGCGCTTGCTGTACTGCATCCTGCCTTCGCGCCAGACTACGTCGGTGGAGAAGTTCTTCGCATACTGGCGCTCATTCACGATCGCGCGCTCCACGATCCTGCGCTCGTTTGGCGCCATCCCTCGGGCCGCTCCCCCCGCCCGAAGCCCCAGCTCGAATGCGGCCGGGTAGGTCATGCGGAAGCTATGCTGAAACTGTGCGGTTGCCCGAAGGTGCATGCGGTCAAGAAGGCCCGTGAAGGCCTTGTCATCGGGGTCCAGCCGGCGCGTCTTCATGGCATCCTGCACAGTGCCAGCGAAGTCATCCAGAGTGCCGATGATCTCTTGTACGTTATCCCGGTATGCGCCCTGAATGTCCAGGAACGTCCGCCTGGCGTTCGCCCGTTCGTAGGCCGGCAGGGGGTTCTTCAGCGCCTTCTGAAGCTGCTCTTCCGGTGGGCGCGTCTCCAGAAGGACGTCGGCAAGCTCCAGGAGCCCCAATGCCACGTCCGACCGGTCCCAGTCGTCGGGGGCGTAGACACGCATGGGGCTGCTCATCTGCGGAAGACCTCGAAAATGCGAAACCCGCGGCTTAGATAGCCGCGGGCTCTGTTGAACGTGCTACTCAGCGCCTTGCCGAGTGTCATTGCGCCACCTGGCGGCGCTTGTGGCTTGTCTGGCGGCCCAAAGTCCTCGGGCGCTTCCTCCTGCTGTCCTGCCTGCTGATCCCGTTCCTTCGCCGCCTTCCACTCATTCATATCCACCCGCTCCGACCACTCGGGCGGCGGGCCCTGATTCATGGCACTCTGCCACTGATCTACCGGGTCTGGTTGGGGCGCGAGGTCCTCGCCGATCTCCTGCGTCACGATCTGCTGCTGGCTCAGATTCGTGGGCAGCATGTCCACGATGCTGTACTCGCCGCCGGCCTTGTAGTAGACCTCGTGCATCCCGTCCTTGAGTTCGTCAGCGGGGACCTTGTCCTCCCACCCTTCGCGCACGACACGCTCCGTCTTGCGCCAGAGGGGAAGGTTGATCGGTATGCGTCGCGGGGGAAGGTCCTCCCAGGTGCGTTCTTCCTCCACGGTCGTGTACGTGTCCAGGCGCTCCCTGCGCAGTTGTGATTCCTGCGCGGCGTCTCGCGGCCGCATTGCCATCAGGTCGATCTCGTAGTCCCCGGACGGCTCAATGATCGCAACGACCTCATTCAGCGTGCCCTTGCACAGTTCGAGGAGGGGAACCAGGCCCTTGTCCTGCGAGTTCTCGATGCGTGAGTACGGGTCCGGGTTGCTCAGTGTGCCCTGCTGTGTCACGAAGCTCTGGAAGCCCAGTTCCTCGAGAGCGATGCCGCAAACGGACGTGAGCGCGGCGAGAACGAAGCTCAGGTACTCCTTCCACATCATGTCTTGGCGCTCAGCGCCATTGCTGAACCCCACCCACTGCAGTTCGCTCGTGGGCTCTTCGCCCAAGAGCACCGGCAGGCGGAACCACTTGCCCGGGCCGCCGCCTACGTTGTCACGGACAATCTGCTCGAAGGCTTCACGCTGTTCTGCGCTGATCGACTTCATCAGCAGTGCGCCGGTTGGGATCTTGTTGTCTACGAAGGCCTCGCGGTTGTACCGCACACCCATGACCACGGATACGAGAAGCTCTATGACAAGCTCAAGTTCGCTGTACCCGTAGCCTTCGGAGTACAAGTCCGAAATGGGGTTCTGGATCGTGTACACAAGCTCCCCGTACCCGTACTCACGGTTCACCATGTCGCGGTCGTCCAGGACCACGTACTCGGGGCGCTTGAGGTTCGGGCGGAGGAATGGGACGTAAGGCGACGCTTGGACGGCCGGGTCTACGCCTTCTTCGAGCTGATGAACCATACGGACCATGCTCGCGTCCATGGCCGCCATCCATACTACGGGGTCCTTGCGGCTTCGCTCAAGCTCGATCGCGCCATGCCCGAAGGTCAGGATATTCCTGATCCACTTCGCCATGAGCACCGGCAGGGGATCGCCAGCGCGTGTCCAGGTCGCGTCCCAGGCCGCCACACGGTGATCGCCCGGGCGCTCCCTGCGCTTGCCACCATAGCGCAGGACCTCCTCGATCTCTTCCATGCGCTTGCGCTGCGCACGAGTCGGGGAGGACCGCCGGTTTGAGAGGACAATGCGCCAGCCGGCGTCTCCACGGTACGCGGGGACTGTCCACCAACGCGAACACTGCCGGACGCGCGTGTTTTCGTATGCCTTCCACGTCCAGACCATGCTCGCGGACCGGAGCATTTTCATCTCCCGCGTCATGCGGGCGCCCCGGTCCTTCACACCGTGAAGCTCTACCAGGTGCGAGAGTACGGGATTCATGCGGGTCCGGTACGCCTCGCCCTGAACGTACTTGTCGGCCATTGCCTTCGCGAGGTCGTATTCGTAGAACCGGTGGTCCAATCTGGAGGCGCGCGGGGACAGGTCGATGGCCGTTACGCCGGTCCCACGCTTCGGCGGGGTAACCGTCACGGGCACATCTGCCATATTGTCACCACTTCATCGTGCGCCCCTGCATCTTGCGGAGCGTCTCAGGGTCGATGGGCTCGCCGACTTCGTTGAAAGCTTGTACACCCGGGGGAGGCATGGGGAACTCGCCGTCACGCGCACGTCCGTTGAGGTCGATCGCGGTCACACTGCCCCTCGGCGCAAGGGCGCAGGCCACCGTATAGTAGCCGTGTGCGTGCCGAAAATGGTCCGGGCCGGTCTCGATCCACACCGCCCGGGGGTTGCCGTGGGTGTCCTTCTCGATCGTCCGCTGGGGGGAACACAGGTGCGCCTTGAGCAGGCTCTCCTGCTGCGAGGGCATCGCCGGGAACACATCTCCGCCATCCTCGCCCATCAAGATCCGATCCCTGCCCCAGTCCAGTGCGCCCGTGCGGTGCATCCGTACCCGTGGTTCGGTTGTCATGCGTTCGTAGGGGACGCGCTCGATCGCGTTCAGACTGTAATCCGCAATGAGCACGCGCCCCGGGAAGAGTGATACAAGTTCCTGCAAGGGCCGAGGGTCCGGCTGCCCGTCGGCCACCAGCAGCCGGATCTCCAGGGTCTTCATGGCGGACTTGACCTCCGCCCAATCATTGAAGCGGTGGACGGCGACAATNNCCTTGGTCGAGGCCGGCGTACAAAGGGCCCTTGTGCCGCAGTGTGTTGGCCCAATCGCCGCACCGGATCATGTCCGGGGTGATCTGTGACTCCCCGCTCACTTCAGGCAAGCCAATATGGCCTTGCACGAATAGTTCGGGGAACTCCGCCTTCTCAAGCTCGTCGCAGAGGCGCTCCGCGCTTGCGAGCTCGGGCATGATGCCGGTGATATGGTAGCCCGACGCGATACCCGAATACTCAGGATGCATGGCCACCCACTGCCCACTGCGCACGGCCTGTCTGCTCACCGGCGCCTGGCAGTGCATGCACCGGAAGGTTTTCGTGTCGGTGTCCAGGTGCTCGCGCCAACTGTGGCTCTTGTCCATCGGTGCGAAGACCTGCTCCTTGCCGCAGTCGTCGCACCGCCAGACCCACTCGCGCTGATCGCACCGCTCCCACTCGCGGCTGATGCCGAACTGCGGGATGGTTGGCGTTGAGAAAACGAAGACGTGCGGGTGAGTGCTGGCGCGGCTTCTGTCGGAATACATCTGCAAGGTATCTGGCCGTGATCTATCCAGCTCATCATGCACCAAGAGACCCGCCGGCACCGAGAGCGCGGCGCGGTCAGTGTAGGTGCCCCGGAAGTACAGGCTCCAGCCGGACTTGCCCTGCTTCACACTCGCCGTGTCCAGGTCCGCGATCTCCTCGGACAGGACCGGGGAGGCCTCGATCATCGGCTTGGCGCGGGCCTTGGAGAACTCGTCCACGTCGGTCTTCGTAGGGAACGTGTAGATGGCCGTCGGAATCCAACCCTTGGGCCGATAGTGCATGAGCATCCAGAGCGTCTTGGACAGGTACGTAACGGTCTTGCGCGACTGGGCGCAGGCGATGCAGACGTGCTTCGGAGTGGGGTCCAGGAGGATATCCTGGGTATAGGGCGCTCTGCTGAAGTTCAGGCGCTGCTGCTGCTCCGTGCGCA